TATTATAGCCAAAGAGCATAAGATTCATTTTGTGTGTAAGACGCATTTTCTCTTGGATCAAGAGCTACGTCAGCCTACACAAATTTCATTTGAATAAGGCTAATATCTTACTCCACCCCCCACTTTTTATCTCTTCTATAGGCCTTTTAGAGCCTTTTAAAGTGGAGTAAAGTGGAGCATTGTGGAGAATATGACTACAGATAATATCTCATATACTATTGTGTTATATGTAATTAGATATACATGTATTTCAGCATACTAAATACTCCCCCGTAATGTCAAATTTGCTGGCATGTTGGCCATATCATATTATATTGGGCATGTCAAGCATTCCAGTGATATAAAATATATGCCCGTAAATATGCATATTGGCCCGTATTTGTCAAGCATTTTCTGGAAAATTTGGCCAGATTTCTATATATTTCTATTAGATTTAATATACATTTTAAAAGATTTTGGCCAAAATTCCAGTGATTTTATTTGATTTATCGTAAATAGAGAATTTGGCCCGTATATCCGCACATAAAAAAATACCCCAGGTTTCCCTGGAGTATCTTTAATTTATCTTATATATGTTTAATACATTTCTAGTTCTAATTGGTCATTCTCTGCAAGGAGTCTAAACCAATCTCTTGCTTTGATTAAGCCATAACTAGTTTCCGCCTCCACTTCCCAGTCTTCATTATATTTCATATATTGATATGTGAGAATTGCCTCAATAAGTTCCATTATTTTATCTTGAGTATAATGTGGGGCAAAATTAACTAGATAGTTTGCTACTAGTGTTGGATTAAAGTTAATATCATTTGTTGCTAACTTAATGGCTTCCGCCAATTTTTCTTCTGGAGTTCTTTTCCGTGCCATTGTTCCTCTTTCTACTAGTGCTCCATTCTACCATTATGGGGTGGGGGTTGGCAACGAAAGGGGAACCAACCCCCACTTCTAGAGGATCCTACTTCTTACGTGAAGTAGGGTTTTCAGCGGTGAAAGTAATGCCCTTCTGAGCTGCCTCAGATAGAGCCTGCTTTGCTGCAGATGAGAAACGACCACGGGCTCCAACTGTAATGCCCTGGGCCTTGAGATATTCACGCTTTGTTGCCATTTGTTTTGTCCTTTCTAGACAATTGTTTTTGTGGTATATTTTACCACTTTTCGGGGTTTTTGTAAATACTATCGTAAGGGGTCCCGCCCGCCCTCACAAACTTAGTCTTGACTGATTAATCCATCATTGATTGCATCAGTAATTAATTTATTTAAAACATTCCTGGCCAGCTCAGGCTGGCCGTTGTCCAGCCAGGCCGCCGCCAGATCTATAGCGAATGCCGCTTTAGTCTCCTGGTTCATCTAACCAACTGTCGTCATCCAGGGCCACGATGAAGTCTTTCTCCCTCATCCAATCTCTGATTGTTTCTTCAAGGATTTCTCCGCCATGGTCCATGGTGAGTCCCAGAGAATCTGAATCCTCCCAGAACTGGTCAAAGATTTCTTTTAATGTAACACCCTCACGGATTGCTTCATCATAGCCAACTTCAGTATTCTCAAAGATGTCTTTAAGAATATCAAAGCACCAGGTCCATAACAGGGACGGGAAGACAGATAAATCAGATACAAGTTTATTAATCTCTAGTAACTGATTATATACATCATTCCTACGTGTTGCTTCAGGTAGATCTATTTCTTGTATCATTCTCCAGCCTCCTTAGCCGCTATTGCAAATGAGATGTCATATGTGTCTTTATATATCCATGTGTATGCGTCCAGCATTCCTTCTGCATACTTCCGCTCCATAGATTCCATTGCGTCTGAGTAATCGTTCTCTTCCTCAATACGCTTGGCTTCTGCATATTCCGCTTCCGCCTCTAACATGCGAAGTTTGAGTTCGCCATGCATGATATCAATGCCGCTAACTCCAGCGTCAACAAGACGCTGTAGATGTGGCTGTAGTTTGTCCGCCTGTTCTTGCATTATTTCTCCTCTGTTGGAATGCCAAGTATATCAGAGCCCACTGACAATAAATGGTGGGTGGCAGTAAGTTGTCCTGATACCCAGTTATACTCTACATCTAAATAAGCATAATCCTTACAATTAGGGTCAAGAGCATCCATTTGTTCAGATAGTTTTTCTAAATCTTGTTGTAAACTAATCTGATGAATCTTCATATATTCAATTAATTGATTAGACATTATTCAGCCACATACCCCTCTGCTAATAGGCCTTCAAAGAAATCCCAAATAGTTAATAGACCTTGCCTGGTTTCCTTATCGGACGGCGGCAGATAAAATTCTGCCCTATTTAAAGTAATACCAAACTCTTGTATCTCCTTATATGTATAACCTAACATTAATCAACCTCAAAATAATATTCATCATCAGGAGTTAAATTATAAAACTCATTGTAAGATTTCTTGATGTCATTGGAGGCAAATTCAATGAACTTATGTTCAGCATATTCCTCCCCCTCATCAAGGTTATTATTATTCCAATCATCAAATAGTTGTTCTTCAATTTCTACTTGAATAGCCCCTAGAATATGTTCTCCTAGAGTATCTGTAAACATTTCCATATTATTCCTTTCGTTAGACATGGCTTAATTATAGTTCATACCACCGACATTTGTCCATATGATGTGGATCACATAAAATGACTAATAGGTTAGTTTGTCTCATATGCTGAAATTCCTGTGAAATATATTTGACACACGTAAATGATCTATGCTATCCTCAGGTTTTTGCGGGCAGCTCTAAAAAAAGAAGTGGGGCCCTAGCAGTCTCTCCCTCTGCTGGGCCCCTGGTGTTTGGCTGCATCCACACTATGCATATTTAAAGACTTGGGCGAAAGGAACCCTGATAGCCTCACCAAACGTTTGTGATTACATTATAGCATATTTTAGTAGACTAAACTGTAACCCCCAAATGATAATTGATAAATTCATCCCATGTGTGACCGTCTACCATTTTATTAACCATGTCAACATCAATTGTGGTGTCCCACGCTGCAAAGTTGCTTGGCTTATCTACAGCACCAATTCCATATCCAGTCTCATCCAGGACCTCATGCTGAATCATATGAGAAATAATCATACGAATGCAATAAGATGTGTCTTCCCACCTTGGACGGGCATGGTTTAATGCTGCTGCTAATTTAATTTCCCATTCATCTTCTCCCCAATGACTGTACAGCCATACCGCAGGCTGGTCCTCACCCTCATTGAAGATATAATTAATACGTGCTCCCATTTGTTACTTCCGCCTTTTCTTGTTGTGTGTTTTCAATGGATAAGTCTACAACTTCATAGGACCATTTGTCAAGGGCCTCTTTGAATTCATTGTAGTGGTGGCCACAGAAAAATAAATCTCCTGCCAAGCCTCTTGCTTGATATACAGCTTTGGCTGTGACACATTTATCACATCCGATAAATCTGTTACTCATAGATTACCGCCCTCTATCATGTCTGACAATCTATCTAGAATCCAAGAGTCAATATCTGAGATATCAATCTCACGCAGCTTCTCCATGATTTCTTCACGAGCATACTTATACCCGTCATCCCAACCGCTCTTGTAATCTGACATATTATCTCCTATAACCTGTTGGTTCGTATTCTGAGGTATAACTTTCAGTTAAATTATACTTATCACGAATGCGACTTACTTTCTCTATACTACCTGTTCCTATCTCGAATGTCAAGGTGTCTTTGATATGCAATGGATCCAATCCAAGCACATCTGCCTCCCAGTAGGCCCTTTGCAGGGCCAACTGGTTTGGCGCAGTTAATTCAAAATACATTACCAGTCCACGTCCGCATCTTCGACATCGAACGATTCAACAATAACGTCGCCGTTATATGCATCTAATGTTAATGTATCTTGGAGGAAGTAGCGGGCATCGAAATCCTCTACTTCATCTAATGGACAATCATAGCGAACATCAAATGTGATGCTGCCAGTGATTCTGATTTCTTGCTTTGGTTCATGACCAAAGATTTCACATAAATCAGAAAGAATTTCTGACTTATCAGTGTTAGGGTTGTACCAACCTTGTGCAGTCATGTTATCAATAACTTGACCGATTTGCTTTTCCTGTTGTTCAAGACGAGCATTAGTAAAACCACGAAGACGGAACATCTCCATGATATCAGTACGCTTCATGTTATGCACAGTGTGTGTACCGTCAGTGTGTGATTCAATTACATCAATAGTTGGATTGACATAGAGCATTCCCTCTAGGTCAACAACCTTGATAGTTTCATATGTTGCTTCGCCGTCAACAATATGTTTTACTGTGACGAGAGCATTTGGGTTGTATGTGTATGGTGCTGTCTCCATTAGATTTTCTCCATTCTGTAGTGTGGGACATGTTCAGCGTCTAAGTATACCTTATGGGTCGGACATTCCTTGATGGCATCAAGGTCTGCTTCACCTAGATAGTTGCAGGCAGAGCATAACTCATTATCACATTCTTCGCAATAGGATAGAGTGTTATATTCGTCACAATCTCTACATCTGTTTTCATAATCCATTTCAGAGATAACTTCTCCACGTAGGAATTCGCATTCTCCGCCCCAACCTGTCTCTTCCTCATAAGATAAGGTGAATAACAAACTTGGGTATTGTTCAGATAGTTTAGCAAGAGCAGGCATTGGTGGAGACCAAGCAGTATTAAAGTTATAATAAACTACAAGGTTCTCTCCATTAGGAGTAGGCCCCTCTATATATGTTTCAGGATATTTATCACCGTCTTTAACAGCAACATCCCATTTGGTTCCCCAGTTGACAACATTCCAGTTATACCAACCTTTGTCTTCTTGGGCTATTTTCATTGTATCTGACCACCACTCAGGGTCGTCTAAAGATTTCTCAGAACGAATAGGTTGTTGAACATATTCTTGGTCTGTGATACCTGCTTGACGGTGGTTATAGATATTATAGAATGCAAATACAGGATTTGGATATGTGGTCTGAGAGACTTCCATTTCCTGTGTTTCCATATTCCATGAATCATGTAGCATGACAAATGGCTTGTTCATTTGACGAACAAGGTCATTTACTAAATCAGGATTACCCTCAATGGTTAATCCGTTGTAACACCAATTTGGCATTTTACTTCCTTTCTTTGGGCCCTATTATAGTGGAGCACACTGACAAGAGTCAAGGATTTCCAGTGAATTTTTCTATATTCCCATATGATCTATGTCACGCCCGTAAAAGCTGCGGGACATCCTTAGTATATTGCGGGCGTCTCATTATTTGAAATTGTTATCTCATATTGCGATGCGTACGGGATTTGAACCCGTGATCTCTACCGTGACAGGGTAGCGCTTTAACCGCTAAGCTAACGCACCAAATAAAAAGCGGGGGAATTTTTAGTTCCCCCGCTAGTGTAATCATTTTATTAGAATGATTTTACTAACTTGAGAATTTTATTTTTCTCAGCAGTAAGAACAGGGTCAAAGCCACTTGCGCCCGCCATTAGCGATTCGCTATTGCCACGACCAGAACGGAAATAATCAAGGCGTTCAGTAAGCGCATTGAAAGCACCCCATTTTGTTCCCTTGATATTAGCGTTAGTTGGTGAGTTATGATAAAGGTCATCAATCAAGATAACTTTATTTTCCCACTTTTTGAGAGCACCCTTAGAATCTTTTTCAGGCTTAGGATAAATTGTCTGAATCAATTTAGAGAATTCAGCATTTGTAATTTCAGCCTTGAAAAGTTCCTGCGCTTCTTTCTCGAATTCATCAAAGTATCCAAGAGCAAGCCCAAGAGTTTCACGAGCAACTTGAATTCGTCCCTCAACAGATTGTGTGTGACGAATTTTGAATGATTGCTTAGCATTACGCATAGCAAGATTCAAAGTGTTTTGGCATACAACACGAACAGGTGTAATCGCTGCTTGAACAGCAACAGAGCCGTCGTGAGATGTCCATACGATTAGATAAAGTTTGGTTTGGTCATTAGCACCTTGTGGGTCTAATACCATTGTGCGAGGAACATCAACGGTTCCAAATACAACTTTACCATTCTTTAGAGAGCCAGCAGATTCCCAACGGCACTCAGGGTTAGCGTCATGAATATTATCTGCGAAAGCAAATAATTCTTCATTTTGAACAGGCTTGTATCGCTTACCAACGGTAGCAAGAACATCAGTTCCGCCATTGAATGGATTTGTGCGAATAACTAATTGAGCATTAGAAACATCATTCCATGATTCTGAAATATGGTCAGTTAGTGGAGAGAGGCGAACATTCCAGTTAGCCAATTTTGCTTCTTCAAGCATTGTTTGAGTAGTCACATCTTCATCTTGTGAGAAGATACGATTTGCGAGATTGTGCCATGCGGGAGTTCCACGCAAAGCAAAGGCAACTTCATTGCCATTTGTTTCAAGGTTATGAGCCATGATTTTTTCCTTTCGATTGTTAGATTGAGCCTAAGTATAACAGACCCCACCGACATTTGTCTATAGTTAGTTAGACATTAGGGCAAAACGGACATGTGATCAATCTCATATTTTTTCAGGGTTTTCCACAGGCAGCCGTAACGCTGTGGATAACCCCGCACATATTTGCGGGCAGCTTGATCGGGGAAGTTGGGGCGGGAATCTAGATGATTACACAGTTCAAACCCGCCCCAAGATTATTATGCTCCGATTTTTACCATAGCCCAACGCAAACCTTTTTCAGTTTCTAAACCAAGTTTTGTAAGTGTTGGTCTAACTGAAATAATTTCGCTAATTGTGCCAGTAATTCCTGATTTACCAGTTGTAAAGACATCGCCTTTTTTATAGAAGCGACCCTTCTTAGTATCTAGAATTGGTGACATTTTATTTCCTTTCGTTTGTTGGTGTGTTGGTGGGCAGTTTTACCTTAGGTGATACCCAGCACCAAATCTCTAATTAGAGATAACGAGCAATAGCATTGTAAGTTGAAGTGCTTACAACTTCCTCGTCCGTCATTTTGAGAATACGAATTGCGTTCTCAATTTCCTCTACCATTTCCTTATACTGCCAATCGTGGTAAGTATCAAAGTCCTTAGTAGGTTCAACAGGTAGTTCAATAGAACCAGCAGGTAAATCAAAATCTACATTTACCATACCATTGTATCGGACATTAGCACGGACATTTTCCGCCTTTGCGATTTTAGCAAGAGCAAGTTTAGCAATTTCTTTACTCCATTTTTCTTGAGCCTTTGAGTATCTTTCCTCATTGACTTTCTGATTAGCCTTATCCTTTTGGATTTGTGCTAACTTAGTTTCAAGAGCCTTGATTACCTTTGTGGTGGCAATCTTTACATTTATGGCTTTTCCTCTACTCATTTGTTTTTCCTTTCGTTTGTTTGTTTGTGTGAGAGAATTGTAGCAGAGCCCACCGACATTTCGGTGAGCCCTGCCATTGAATTAGGCTAGGCTATCAGCAGAGATAGTTGTCCAGCGTGTTTCTTTTGTTGGTAGTTCCAACAATACACGCACCGAGCCAGATGCGTTAGGAATAATCTCTTTGATTACGCCTGTTTTCTTTGACTTTAGGGTGGTGAATAAATCGCCAACCTTGTAAGTATAACCATTTATGGTCATTTTGCTTCCTTTCTATTAGTAGGTGGGTAGATTATAGCAGGGGCTACCGACAAGTGGCAAGCCCTTGCTAATGATTGTGAGATTTATCACAACCAAGCCTCTAGGTGGTGAGCCTCGACAATAGCCGAAGCGGGAGCCGTATTTTTATCCCTCCAAGTAATTGGGGAGGGTAGGTCAATAAGGCGTTCATAGTCCTCATCATAGTAAGCATCAATAGCATCAATACAAGGTTGAACCATTGATCGTGGGACGGGTGGGTAATGATTAGCGGATAAGTGAATAGCTATACTATCCTCTAAAGATAAACCTAAGTCTAGTTCAGCAAGTTCAGTAGCAAAATTACTCCCCATTTTCTAATACCTCATCTCTCATTGTTTCCATTTCATCAATAGTAGCCATAAGTTCTTTTACCTGAGTTTCAGTTAGCAAAATTTTAGTAGCCTTATCTATTGCGAGAGAAGCAAGCATACAAGAATAAGTATAAATAGATTTAGCGAATTGTTCGTCATCTAATTCTTTAGCGTGATAGCAGAAAGCCTGAGCAAAACCCATAATTTCCTCATCAAAAATACTTTCTTCAGTTGCCTGAATAAGAGCGGTTGCGGTTGATAGCATTTTTTTCCTTTCGTTGTGTGGTGGGTAGATTATACACCTACCCACCGACATTTTAGGCTAGGGCTAGGTAAGCCTGACCGTAGCCTTCATTTACACGGTCTAACTCATCCTGAATTTCAGAGCGGGATAAGAGAGATACTTTACCAATTAACTCACGAATTGCAGATTCGTTCATTTGAGTAAATACCTGTGCAGGCACTCGTTGAATTTGAGCATACATTGAACCTTCAGGATTAATTAAAGATACAAAGTCTACACCGTCTACTGAAAACGGGTAGGATTTCCAATTTGAGAAGTTGGACATTATTTTTTCCTTTCGTTTGTTGATAGTGGAATTATAGCGTAAGCCTGCGACATTATCTAATCCATTATCGGCGTGTCGCCGTGTTTGTGAGATTTCTCACAATTCCCGTGAATATCCACAGGTCCACTTAAATCTGTGGATAACCCCGCAATATATTGCGGGCATTTTACAGTTTTGTCAACATATAAATTATTAATATAAACGGTGACAGTAACAATGCAATAAATAAAATAGCTGCAACAGATCCAAGGAGCTCTATCATTTTTTACTCGCAGAAAATCTAATATCAGCCTTATTAAATACACACAATCCACATGACACACATGCGCTGCCATTAGTTGAAATCAATGGAATTTGTTTATTATTTTCAGGACACTTAGCACCGACCTTGCCAGTTAATTCTTTCATAACGCTTTCGGTGACAGCAAACGTTTTGCCTAAGTATGCAAGACGGACATTATGCAAATCACGCAATGCGCCTGCAATTTCTTTATTCTCATCGTCGGTAGAAAAATAAAGAGACAGATTAGGAATGTCAATTAGAATTGGTACAGCAGAATAAACACGTGTATAAACCCAAAATTGAACATCCGCATGACGATTAATTACAGTCTTCCACGCATATGCGTAGGTATCTGAAAAGAAATCTCCGTCCCAATGGATACGGAATAATTTTTCTGCAGACTTTTTATCACAATCTTTTTTAAAATCAACAATCATTTCATCCAGAAGAGAAACCATAGTTTCAACATCTGCATTCTTAAGTAATTCCCAATTGTGTAAGAGGACCGCTCTTACTCCCTTGTATACTCTTTCAAGTTTTCCTGCATAGCAAACGCTTTCACAAACACTAGTGGCACCAGGACACGAGAAATCTTTTCCAGCAGGTAATCCGAAGGTGTTGGCAATTGTTGGGGTTTTTCCATTTTTTGAGACGGCATTAGCGACCTTTCTATCGTTAGAACGTTTTAATTTCATGAGAGACCTTTCGTTAGAGGGCCCATTATACACGGGCCCACCGACATTTACCAAGAGGAATTGTAATAAAAGGACAATTTGTCGAAATCGGACAATTTGAACACCCGATCAAGTTTCTTGATAGTGTCCTTGATATCTTGCCAATACCATTCATCAATATCGGTATTGCCAAAGAAAAATCCACCTTGTGGCGGCAGCAAACTAGGGTCCTTAGCGAATAAGGCTTGACGGCAGGTTTCCCTTAATTCCTTTAATTTATCGTGTGATACATAGTATTCGCCACAATTATCTTCACCATTTTGTACATTATCTACAAACCATTTGTGTATTTGATTAGACTTACGCCAATAAGCACAAGTAACTTCAACATTTACGCCATAAATATCTGTAGCAACATCTGACATTTGAGAGGTAGAAACAATATCTTTCCATAGAGGATTAATTGCTTCAGGACTATCATAAGACAAGTCTTGATTTTCTTGTAGGACCTGCCAATTTACTTTTTCCACATATTTCTTAGCGTGGAGATACATATCTAAACCCATAGTTATTTCCTTTCGTTGGGATACGCAGCAATTATAGCGTAAAAGGCTGACATTTTCAGCGACACGCCGTCAAAATTCCTGTGATAAATCTCACATCTACTTAACGACACGCCCGACCCCGCAGCTACTGCGGGCTTAGTTGAAATTTCAACTAATCCCAATTCATAGTTTTACCAACAGCGGTTTTTTTATGTTTTTGTTTTCGCTTGTAAATTTTTTTACTAGGAATTGGAGTTGCGGCATTTGATCTCCGCAATTCCAAAACTTTTTTTATTCTTTCTTTATTTGGTAATTTCATTTTCTGTCCTTTTTTTATTTAGTTACTGAAATTTGGAATTTTGTAATTTGAAGCCGAATAAAATTTAGTGGCGTCAAATCTTTCGTTATCTCTTGCGAACATCTCCGCAAAATCTACAACCATTTTAGAAAAAACGGCTGGGTGAGTTTTATCTGAAACATACCGCAGAATTTCTGCGGTAGCAACATAGTCTTTTCTTGTCATCATTATTTTTCAACCACCCTTCTACCTTCACGATAGAAAATTTTTGTGTAGCATTTTCCGCTAGGTGTAAATAAATTTACAGTTGAGTATTCGTTAGCAAATCCCCAATCAACATACTTAGCAAATTCTTTGTGTGCTTGTAGTTCATCTGAATATTGAAAAACATAATCAGGGGTTTTGCTTTCATCATAGGTTACAGTTATTTTATACATTAGTTAGCCTCCGCAGTTTCAAATAGAGTTCCTGTATCAACTACGCTTTTATCATAGTCAAGAATTATTTTGTATGGATTACATTCGCAATACTCAAAATCATAGTCGCCGTCAGGTGATACCCAACCCGATACGCCTTGTCCATAGCACTCATCACAATTTAGAATTGTGTCAATTAGTTCTGTTGTTGTTTTCATTTTTAGTTTTCCTTTCGTTCTGTTGTTGGAATTGTAGCAGTTAGCACCGACAAGGCTTCAGCCTTGCTTGCTTCACGCTGAGAGATAACATAAGACTTGAAGTCTTCGAGAGAATTGAATTTCATTAGTTTTCCTTTCGTTTAGTTGATTAGATTATAGCGGAAGCCACCGACATTTAGTAGTCGGTAAGCCTCACAGCGACAGTAGCCCATTGGTCTTGAATTGACCCTGTTGGGCGGTAGCGAATAGCAAAGTGTTCCCAACCCTCTGGCGGATAAGTATCCTCACGCTTTTCAGCAAAGTTTATAATTCCACCATTGAAACGGCGGGATAATGAAGTAGGCGCATAGTATTGGTCTACTAGTAAATCTACAATTGAATAACTTCTCATTAGTTTTCCTTTCTTTAGGTTGGCAATTTTACCAAAATTTTACGGGCTTTACAAATCCAAATCGGATTTTCTCAAATTTTGAGACGCTTAGCCTTGTGAGAAATCTCACAAAGCTCCCTCTTGAAATAAGCCAATTTCAAGGTTTAGCAATTCTTCAGGCGTAGCCTCGCTGAGATCAACCCAGCCAGCACCTTGTTCATCTAATCTAAAAATTTCAATGTAACCCATTATTAGTTATCCTTTCTATTAGTATCCAATAATTTCTTCACCATAGTATTCTATGGCTTCAGGTAATCTCATCATACCTTTGTATTCTTTACATCTTGGGCAAAAACTATTCCACCCATCTGTCATTATTGAGCAAAATACGCAAATTTTATCCATAGCGCATAAGCCTTTTTCTTCGATAATGTCGAAAGCATTTACTTTATTATTTTTATTTAGTGTAGTCATTTTAGACCACCTTTCTTTTTTACTATCTAATAACTGAAGTATAACAGGGGGGTCTGACATTTACTGACCAGTAATGCCACAAATCGGACATTTTGTTTTGTGATAAATCTCACATTTTTCGGGGTTTTCCGTGAATCTACTTAAATCGGACATAACGGTACAAATCGCCCGCAAAAGACTGCGGGCAGCTGCCGATTTTGTCAAATCGACACGCCGATCCGTTTTGTGTTTTAGAACACACGCTTTCTGCGCTTGTAAATCTTGTAAGCAATAACGCCCACTACTACTAACGCCATACCTAGGGGAGAGAGGTAGAAATCAAATTGGGCGGTTTCAAAAGCAAGCCCATCGCTAGTGATATCTATTACTAAGTATCTATCCATTTTTATTTACTCCATTTCCAAATCAAAATCAAAATCATCATCAAAATCATTATTGAATTCGTGTTCATCGCCCCACACCTTTGGTGTGATAGGCTCTAAATCTGCCTGTATTGTATCCCATTTAGTCATTAGTTATTTTCCTCTCTTACGCAATCGCAAGCGTCAATGGTGTAGTCATTGTTATCGCCATAGAATAGATAGCCTACTCCGTGGCAAGCCTTACAATCAAATTTTAGTGTTTGATACATTTTCATTTAGTTTATCCTTTCGTTAGTTGAGGTCTTATTTGCTAGGCTCACCCTTTCGGTTTATTTGCTAGGCTCATACCTCTTATTTAGTTATAGTGGAATACTATCCGATAGCACCGACATTTTCAAGCCGACACGCTAGGGTGTAGGTGTGAGGTTAGTCACACGCTACGGCTACGCTGCGATAGGTGTAGCCACCTGTATTCTTGCGTATCTCTACTAGATACGCCTCAGCGTTTTCATACCATACGGCATGAGGGTGTTTCTCAGCCGATACGATTTCGCCCTCTACGGAACGGCTACGATAAGGCTTTCCTACTAGTAGGGACTGGACATTGTATAAGTTAGCGGACATTTGCTACCTCTTTCTTTCTAATACGGGAATAATAACACAAGGGAGCGACATTATCAAGACGACACGCCGCATAGGGTGTGTGATTTACTTCACACCCTTAGCATGAGCAAGTTGCTCAGCATAGTCGGGGTCTGATACTGAATCAGCACCAAACTCTAGATAAATATCTAGATAGATTTCGTCATAGTAATCATTGTAGTCCATAGTTAGACCAACCTTTCTTTATCTTGATACCTAGTATCCTACCATAGGGGTCTGACATTTTGGGGTGTTTTTCGGGCGTGTCGCAAAACTATTTTTGTGAATTGCATCACATGGGCGCACTATCCGTTTTGTCCGATTTGTATAAAAACTCGTATCATACAAATTAAAATTATATTAACATTTTCAAAAAACGAATTGACCTGCTCAACTGAAAATGCTATTATGTCCTATATGAAAAAAGATCCGCTTATTGTATATTGGGCTCCATTAACTTCCCCAGAATCAGATTTTTACGGGGAATGGAACATGATGTATCCTGAACCTAATTTACTTATGCATGAGCTTATGGAAAAAAGAAATCGGGATGAAAGAAATAATCGTGGATTTTTACAATGTCCTGCAGCTACAGGAAGATTTAAACATACATATGTTTTTAGAACTGGAATGGGGTCAGAAGTAGACTTTGATTTTACAAATCCATATGATCCAAAATTAGAAATTACTGGAAAGACTTCTGTAGGATTTAAAATTGAAAGACCTTCAGCATTTACGGAGGGCGGATCAATATCATTTAATCAGGGATTTCTTTTCTTTGCAGAAGAACCTACAATTGGAGTATTTAGTCCACCAATGATGCATGAACCTGGATATACAAAATATGGGACCTTAATTCCAGGTAGCTTTGATATTTCTCAATGGTTTAGACCTATGAATATAGAAATACAGACCTGGAAAACTAAAGGTAAAATTATTATTGAAGAAAATGAACCTTTATTTTATTTTGAAGTTTTAACAGATAGAGAAGTAATACTTAAAAGATTTAGATGTAATAAAAACTTAGTTAAATATGCTGATGCTTGTGCACAAGCTCCTGCATATTATGGAAAACATTTACCACTTACTAAAAGATATGAAAAGTTTAAGCAATCTAAAATGAATTCAATAGTCTTAAACGAAATTAAAAATAATCTAGTCGACTAGGATATAATGGCATCTCACAGAGTAGTAATTTGCGAAATATGTGGGCGGGAAATAGAAGTAAGATCTGGCTTTGCCCATGAAACACTAAATAGACATATGAAGGAACATAAGTGAAAGAACAAGCTCCACAATGGGTCATAGAAAGGCTAGAAGCCTATTTACACAATTGTTTAAATGTAGAGGGTAGTAAGTGTTACACCTGGTGGAAACATGATGAATGTTTAGCTTTAGGAATTATTCTATATGATTTTACAGGTGATGATAAATACGCCAATGAAGATATGATTTTTGCATATAAAAGAAGCAAATTGTAAAAAATTATTTTTTTCTTAATTTTAACTTATTAATTAGTCGACTAAAAATATTCTCACGCTTAGGTAAAGCGTAATGCTTTACATAGCGTAATTCTGAAAAATATCTTCTAGGCATAATATAATTTTATCACAAAAAAGCGAAAATCCCTTCGGAGGCGGATCCTAGGGGATTTTCTAATGAATGGGAGAATGGTGGTTCTCAACCAAACACTCCTGTAATAATAACATAAGTGTAATTTGTAGTCAACTACAATACTGGAGAATCTAAAACAATATCCACAGAATCATCTGTGGAATGTGGATGTTCTGCTGTGCAATCTCCACAATTACGACACATGTAATTCACCTTCCCATTTATTCAATGGACATGTAGCATTAAGCAATTGTGTCTTTAGTGGCATAATGCACAGACATTCTTTACATTGTTTAGTTGGTTTAAAAAATTGGGGGCAGGAAGAACAAGTCTCCATTCTTTTCTCTTGCACATTCTTAGGAGCTCTAGGTGTATTTGGATCTAGCAAATCCCATGGTCTAACTTCTCTTGCCATATTAAAATTCTCCTATTGGACAAGTAAAGTCGGAATCTACAAAATACTCCTTACTGTGCTTATCTACCATAGTGCATTTAAGTTCTATATGGCTAAATTCAAGACAGGAATTACAAATTCCCGCCCTAAAATCAGCTAGAAGTTTCTTCTGTACTTGTTCCTGTAGTTGACTCATTTTCTTCCTTAGGCTTAAATGCAGGCATTGGGCCAAGAATATGACCCTGTTCGTGCAGGCTTACAATATTCTGAATAAGTTCTGGTTTTTCTGTCATATGGCTAGTTAGCACGGATATTAGGTCATAAATTCTGGCCAACATAATATATTGAGCCATTTGGAGGTTATCCTCCAGATTGACGTTTTCTTCGCTCATTTTCGTAATACTTTCTAAGATGGCCCCTAGAATATTTTCTAGAGTTTAAATGTTTTCGTATTTTAGTATAGCATATAAAATTGGATACTTCTAGTCCGCCGAGCACTTTTTTAGCGCCCTTATTCAAACTATCTCTCCAAAATTAGGACAGATACAGAAGATCCAGTTTCTCCAACTGCCCACAAATGATCATATGGTCCAAGATCAATTACAAAATTTTCTAGTGGTTCAAGCTTCATTCCAAATGATGTAGATGTCACATTACTTCCGCCAAGAAAAACATGCTTAGAGTTATCTAGATTTTTAACATGTAGAGTTGATGGTCCTTCAACTTCATCAGAAATACTAAGTTTAACTGGTGTGGAGTTTAGAGTATATACTGCAGTTCTTAGCATATGTATATTATATCACTTTCTCTTCTGGCGCCGAGGCACTTTTCGCACTTTCAATTATTGCATATAGTAAATTCGCTATATCTTCTGGTATGACTTTATCGTCTACATTAAGTCTTACCCATGGGCCATAAGAATCCATTCTGTCAGAACCTTGATATACTTGACCAGTTTCTTGATCAATCAAAATCCACTTTTCTGGAACCTTAGTTCTTACTAAAAGTTGAACTGGATCTCTTAATTGTTTAAGAGGTTTTCCATTCTTCAGTATTCTGTTTACCATAGTGTTTTTCTATGTATCTTTCTACTTTTTCATATAAATCTAGTCCAACATAGTTTTTGTATGAACATTCTAAACAGTATAAGAATAGCTGATCTTGATCTGTTAGGTTTGGGTAAAGCATTGATTTGTCTATTGGGCAAAGCAGCGGAGGAACTTTTGATTCCTCCGCCAACTTTTGATAAGCCACGATTACTTGTGTTTTAATTTACTGCCTCTGTCTTTTTTGTTTTAGTTGTCATTGTTAAACACTTTGCAGGAAATTCTTTTAAGAACTCCTTGTATCTTACAGTTCCGTAACTTGGCCAAGAACTCCAGTCCTTGCCTTGCTTCGTCATTCTATAAACGATTTCGGCGTTTAAAATGGGGTTAAATAGGTTAGAATTGGAAGTGAGACCATATTGATCTCTTCTCTCAACTCCGAGGTCATCAAGCATGTTTACTTGGAAAATCCCGTATGAGTTGTCCCCTGTTTTTCTGTTTCCGTTATGAGCAAGCGGTCTTCCGTTGGACTCTGTTTTTGACACAGCCCACGCTTTTTTTAGAGCCTGACCTTCAAAGCCAGCAATGCTCAAAACTTCAACAAGATCGCAGTGACTTAAATCAGTTGCTACTGAATAAGCCTCTACTTTTTTCTGTAATTTTTCAGCAGCTAATTGCTCCTGAATTTTTACAGCATATGCAGGTCCATCTGTAATTGATACTAAATAAACTGCTACCATAAACAAAACGAATATGGTAGAATTACTAAGTACTTCATACAAACGTTTTATATTTTTCTCCATAGGTTGTTACCTCCTAAGAGACAGTAAATATAATAATACTAAACAAAGTATGGGCTTGTCAAGTTAGTCGACCAGAAAGATATTATGGATATTTCTTATTACACAGTAAAAGCGGGATTAAATCCAGCTGTGGGATTTGGTTATGCTGGTCAAAATATAGTTAAATCATTACAAAGTTTAGGACACAAAGTAAATTTTGCAAATCCAAAAGCAGATTTACAATTAATGTTTACTCAACCTGACAATTTTAAATTTCATAGAAATCAATATCAAATTGGATATACACCTTGGGAATCTACTTCAATGGATCCAGCATGGGTTGAAAAATTTAACCTATGTGATGAAGTATGGGCAACATCTCAATGGACAGCAGATGTTTTTAAAGCAAATGGTGTTGAAAAAGATGTTAAAGTTTACAGACATGGAATTGAAAGTTTTTGGAAACCAAAGAAAAGAATTCTAAAAGATGATGGAGTTTTTAGATTTCTTCATATTGGTGAACCAGCTCCAAGAAAAGACGGACAATTAGTAGTTGAAACTTTTATTAAATTGTTTGGTAATAACCCAAAATATCACTTAACAATCAAGGCGCATCTATTTAATACTATTAGAATATATAATAATTATAATATATTATCTTTACCTAATATATATAATAATATATCAATTATAACAGAAGAGTATGACACTAGTCAACTCCTATTTTTATATCACTCTCATCATGCACTTGTTTATCCAAGTTGGGGAGAAGGATTTGGATTTATCCCTTTGCAAGGTTTAGCAACTGGTATGCCAGTAATATCAACTTATGATTGGGCAGATTATAAAGAATTTTTAGGACCTCTAAAGTTAAAGTCAACATTGACAGATGAGAAGTTACCTAAATCTGTAGGACATACTTATGTTGGAAAAATGTTTAAACCCAATAAAGAACATCTTGAAGAACTTATGTATGATGTTGTTTTAAATTATAAAGCTTATTCTGGCTATTATTTTGCACAAGCTGAAAAAATTCATGAAAAATATAATTGGATTCAGTTGACTAAGAATGCTTTTGATCATTTAGAAAAAAAATTTTCTTAACCCCTTGCCCCTATAAAAACTTTTAGGTATACTTAGACTTACCCAAAATAAAATTTAGCTGTAGAAAAACGGCGGAAAGAGTACTCTAAAAATGTCAAGAACTATTGAAAACCCATATGAAAACTTTATTGCATTGTCAAGATATGCAAGATGGCTGTCTGATGAAAACCGTCGTGAAACATGGGGTGAAACTGTAGATAGGTACTTTGACTTTATGCTTTCCCACCTTAAAAACTTTAATTACTACCCAGACCTCAAACTTGTTGAGGAATTAAAGCAAGCGGTTTATGATAGAAACGTAATGCCTTCTATGAGAGCTGTTATGACTGCAGGTGCAGCATTAGATAGAGACCATGTTGCAGGATATAACTGTTCATTTGTTCCAGTTGATTCCCCAAGATCATTTGATGAAACAATGTATATCTTGATGTGTGGAACTGGTGTTGGATTCTCTGTTGAATATAAATATGTTAATAAGCTTCCTGCCGTCCCAGAATCATTTGAAAAATCTACAACTACAATTGTAGTAGAAGATTCTAAGACTGGTTGGGCAAAGTCTTATCGTGAACTTCTTGCAATGCTTTGGGCTGGACAGATTCCTTCTGTAGACGTTTCTAAACTTCGTCCAGCAGGTGCACGTTTAAAGACAATGGGTGGTCGTTCTTCAGGCCCACAACCACTTATTAATCTTTTTGATTTTACTATTGCTAAGTTCAAGCAAGCAGCAGGTCGCCAGTTGAAGCCTATTGAGGCACACGATATAATGTGTAAGATAGGTGAAGTTGTAGTTGTTGGCGGAGTACGTCGTTCTGCAATGATTTCTTTGTCAAACATTAATGACATTGAAATGGCAGCAGCAAAATCAGGTAACTGGTGGGAAAACAATTCACAACGAGCTTTGTCAAATAACTCAGTAGCATATTCTCGCAAACCAGAGATGGAGCAGTTTATTGCTGAATGGAAAAACTTATATGACTCAAAATCTGGTGAGCGTGGCATATACAATGTTGCCGCTGCTCAAAAGCAAGCAGCAAGATGGGGAAGAAGAGATCCTGAAATTCACTACGGAACTAACCCATGCTCAGAAATTATCCTTAGACCTTATCAGTTTTGTAATTTATCCGAAGTTGTAATTCGTGAAAAAGATACTGCTAAAACAGTAGCAGAAAAAGTTAGATTAGCTACAATTCTTGGAACTTGGCAATCAACACTTACAGACTTTAAGTATCTTCGCAAAATATGGAAAGATAATACAGAAGAAGAACGCCTACTTGGTGTATCTCTTACTGGTCAGTTTGGTAATAAATTCTTTTCTGGAAAAGAAGATCTCAAAAAACTATCAGAAGTTTTAGAAGGCCTTCGTGATTATGCAAGAGATACAAATAAAGCAGAAGCAGCAAAAATTGGTATTAACGAATCTGCTGCTATTACATGTGTTAAGCCTTCTGGAACGGTGTCACAGCTTGTAGGAGTTTCTTCAGGAATGCATGCATGGCATTCTCCATATTACATTCGCACTGTTCGTGGAGATAAGAAAGATCCTTTATCAACATTCTTAAAAGAAGTTGGAATTCCAGTAGAAGATGACTTTATGAAACCAAATGACACTTATGTGTTTTCATTTCCAGTAAAGGCACCAGAAGGTGCAATTACAAGAGATCATTTGACCGCTATTGATCATTTGAATACATGGCTTGTTTATCAACGTGCATGGTGTGAGCATAAACCATCTATTACAGTGTCTGTAAAAGAAGATGAGTGGATGGAAGTTGGTGCTTGGGTATACAAGCATTTTGATGAAGTATCAGGTATTTCATTCCTACCACATTCAGATCATTCATATAAGCAAGCACCTTATCAAGAAGTAACAGAAGAACAGTATCTTGAATTGTTAGCAAAGATGCCGTCTTCTATTAGGTGGGAAGATTTGTCATTCTATGAAACCGAAGATGGTACTTCAGGAACACAAACTTTAGCCTGTACATCAGACGGAAATTGTGAAATTGTAGATATATCCGCTTGATGGTAGAATATAAATATGGGTAAACCCCATTAAGGAGAAAATATGGCAACGAAAAAGAAAGCAGAGGCACCAACAATGGATCTAGGAAAAGAAGCAAGCAAAGCTCTTGCAATTCTAGCAAGCTATGGTCGTTCATTTATGGCGGCAGCATTAGCACTTTATATGACAGGAAATACAAATCCAAAAGATTTGGCAATGGCTGGAGTAGCAGCTGTAGCACCAGTTCTATTAAGAGCTCTTAATAAAAACGACAAGGCTTTTGGCCTAACTAAGTAAATACTTTAGGACGGTCCCTATGCTAAAATGAGCATAGGGACTTTTCTATTTAATAAGGTGGTATTGTGGCATCAACAAAAAATTTTGAGGTAGACCAAGGGGCTACTTTTTCTTTTCAAATTGAGTATCTAGACTCAAATGATAACCCTATTGATCTAACTGGTTCCACAGCCAAAATGCAGATACGTGATACAAAAGGCGGAAAGCAACTAGTTACAACTTTGTCTACTCCATCATCTAATGGAATAAATATTGCTGGTAATATGATTACAGTTACTATTCCTGCTAATGCAACAAATAAATTAATTTTTCCAAAATCAGCTTATGACATTCTTGTCACAGATACAAACGGTAATAAAATAAGAATCCTTGAAGGATTTTTAACACTAGATAGGTCGGTGACAGTATAATGGTAGAAAAAGTAATAGTACATGAAAATGTAAACAAAGTTGTTATTGGAGATGTTGGAGCCCAGGGTCCAAGAGGAAAAGGTATCCTAAATGGAAATGGAGCCCCATTAAATACTATAGGTCTTATTGGTGATTTTTATTATGACAAAGATACAACAAGATTTTATGGTCCAAAGCCTTCCGACCTTTCTTGGGACGGAGCCCCAAACTACCTTTTGAATACAGAAGTTGCCATGGTATATCCTTGGGAGCTTGCACAAGTTACAGGGCCAGTAAATGGCGTATATTCTGTAACAATTTATCACAATCTACAATTTCATCCAAACGTGACTGTTAAATCTAGTAGTGGTGACGTATTGGAAACAGGAATAGACTATAATAGTATTAATGTCCTGACGCTAACTATGGCTCAGCCATTTTCAGGGACAGCATACCTGTCCTAAAAGAGGAGTAACAAAACATGGCAAGAAAGTTTTTAGTAAGTTTAGATCTCACAAAGAATGAGTTGTTGAATGCCCGCATTCAAAATTTACCTTCTTCTTCTAAACCACAAAGTCCTGTAACTGGTCAAATTTATTATGACAGCACGGACAATTTCCTTTATTTCTGGAACGGAACTACTTGGCTAAGAGCCTCTGGTGATTTTGGCGCAGGCGGACAAACTACATCTCTATTTTTTGGTAATACAAAATCTGATGGAACATCTACATCAGTTGCTCGTGCAGATCACACACACGACATTCCAGATATCCTTGGTGAGCCTGGAGAAATTACAGTATCTAAGGATCCAATATCTGGCGATGCAACAATTGGACTTCCAAACACAACAGTAACAGCTGGAAGTTACGGTTCACAAACACAAATCCCAACATTTACAGTTGATAGCACAGGTCGTTTGACTGCAGCTGGTCAAGTAAATGTTGCAACTACTCTTACTGTAAAAGATGATAACGATACAGTTGTTTCAATTGATCTTCTTACAGAAGGATTAAAAGTTGAAGGCGGAGAAGGCATTGATGTAACATCAGATGCTGCTAATAATAAGATAACAATATCTGCAGAAGATGCAACTCATACAAATAAAGGTGTTGCAAGTTTCCCAGCCACAGACTTTGAGGTTGTTTCTGGTTCAGTAACAATTAATAAAGAGCGTGTAGAAGACATTGTAAATGATCTTGTTGCTGCAGGCGAAGGCATTGATGTAACTTATGATGATGTAAATAACAAACTTCAAATTGATGCCGAAATTGCAACAACAACAAATCGTGGTGTTGCATCATTTGCAAATGCTGATTTTACAGTATCTGATGGCGCAGTTTCTATCAAAAATGTAAACCTTGGTTCACAAACAACTGGTGATTATGTAGCTGGAATTCAAGGAACAACAAATGAAATTGAAGTAACCAACTCAGGCGGAGAAGGCTCAACAGTCACAATTGGTTTGCCAAACGATGTAACAATTGGCAATAATCTTACAGTTAATGGAAACCTAAATGTATTAGGAACAATTAACTCAGTAAATACAACACAGGTTAACATTGAAGATAATAAGATTAACCTTAATTCTAATCTTTCAGAATCTGCTACACCAACAGTTGATGGCGGATTTATTATTCACCGTGGTGCAGAAGAAGATGCACTATTAACATGGAATGAGACAGATGATCGTTGGCAGATTGGTCTAGACAATGGTCGTCAATATGCAATTGCTCGTAAGTTTGCAGCAGATCTTTCTACAACCGCACAATATGTAACAGTCAGTGGCGGAGGATCAGTATTCGTAGTAGACCATGGACTAAATTCAAGAGATATCAGCATTCAGGTTTTTGAAACAGCAGCTGAATGGAACAATGTTGAAGTAGATACAGAAAGAACAACATTGAATACAGTTACAGTTAGGTTTGCAACAGCACCAGCAAACGGAGCATACAGAGTAGTTATAACGGGATAACAAATGGCAAGACAATTTTTAGCAACCCTGTCACTGCCAACACTTCCAGATCATCCAACTGATGGACATGCTGGATCTTTATATTTTAATACAAATATGAATGCATTAATGATGCATACTGGTTCAGAATGGATGCCAGTCAATTCTTCACAATATGTTTTAGAAGATCATATTCATACATATGATGGACCAGTTCATACAGTAATTGCAGGATCTTACAATCCAAATCTTAGCGTTTTTGATGGCGGAAGTTCTAACCAACAATATAATAGTGATACATCACTTGATGGAGGCAATTCATAATGGCAATTAGAATTCAAATGCGTAGGGATACACAACAAAATTGGTATGATAACAATCCAATTTTAAAACCAGGAGAATTAGCATTATCTTTAGATGTTGGAAGATTTAAAGCTGGATTTTCAGAAACATCAAGATGGAGAGATTGTTATTATCTAAACGTTCTTCCATCAGAACTTGCTGAAGCAGCACAAGATGCAATTGGTTTAGCAGTAAATCATTCTGATCATTCTCACATAACTGTTACTTATAATGATGCAACAAATAAATTTGTTTTTGCAACTGCCCCAGAAGTTGTTTTATCTGGCGGATTAAATGACACGCTAGAAGATTACGTTACCCTTGCTTACTTTACAAATTTACTAGATGACTTAAATGGTATTCCACAATTAGATAACGCTGGTTTAATTAAAGATTCTCAAATTTCTACAAATATTGCTAGAGTTGCATCTCCTACATTTACTGGTACAGTTGGCGGCATTACAAAATCAATGGTTGGACTTGGAAATGTAGATAATACATCAGATGCTAATAAGCCTGTATCTACCGCAACACAAACAGCACTAAACTTAAAAGCTAATTTAGCAAATCCATCTTTTACTGGAACAGTTAATACAGGAAATCTTACAGTTTCTGGAAATTTAACAGTTACTGGGTCTACAACAACTCAATCAACACAAAACCTTTCTGTTGCAAACCCTTTAATTTATGTCGGTGAAAATAATCAAGCAAATATTATTGATATTGGTATTGTTGGAAGTTTTAATAACGGAACTTATCAACATTCAGGACTTGCAAGAGATCACGAGCAAAACAAATGGAGACTTTTTAAAGGTGTAACAACAGAACCTTCAACTGTAATCAATTGGACACAAGCTTTGGCAGACGACCTTGTTGTTGGAGGACTTAATGCTACAACTGTATCAGCATCAACATCTATTACCTCTCCTTCAATAACAGCATCAACTCTTTTAACAACAAATAATTTAACAGCTACTGGTACAGTAACATTTCCAGACGGAGCAATTAAAAGCTCAGAGTTAATGTGGGAAGCATATGCATCAGAAGCAAATCTTCCAGCCGCAGCAAATAAACATGGTATGTTTGCACACGTACATGGAACAGGTGCCGCATATTATGCACATGCGGGAGGGTGGTATAAGCTTGCAAAAGTATCAGATATTGATGCTAACAACTTAACAACAATTTCTCAACAGACGGCTTCTTACACACCAGGTCTTGCGGATGCTTTTAAACTCATTGAAATGACAACAGGAATATTAACTATTCCAAGCGATCTTACAGCTAATTTTCCAGTAGGAACATACTTTGAAGTTTTGCAAACAACTGGCACACAAATAACAATTAATGGCGAAGGTTTTACGCCTAATGCAACACCAGGATTAAAGCTCCGCACTCAATGGAGTAGCGCCACATGTTTAAAGCGTGGGGCAAATTCTTGGGTCGTATTTGGAGATTTGGTTGCATAATGTCAGGAAAATCATCTCGTCGTCGTAAGATAACAACTAAAGTTTCTATCCCTAATTTGTCTGGTAAAACAAGATCTGAAGCAGAATCAATATTGGCTGGCCTAGGATTAAATTATTCGTCATCAAGTTCAGTTACAAATTATTCTGCAGAAAGCAACAAGTTTAAATCTTATAGCGGATTTTCAGAAAATCAAATTGTTCCACGTGGAACAACTGTTAACTTTGTTTATAATGCTTATGAAGGAATTTCAGTTCCTAATGTTTATGGACTTAGCGAAACAGCTGCTAGAGCAGCAATAACTGGAGCTGGACTATTAGTTGGAACAGTTTCTGGAACAAGTGGATCAGATAGCGGATTAGATCAAAAAATTACATCACAAAGCATTTCTGCTGGTAGTTTAGTAGATGCTTTAACTACTGTAAATTTAACATTATATACTTATGTTGCTCCGTATTATAATCCATATAGCAATCCGCCTCCATATGGAAATTCGCCTCCTTCAGGGCCACCAGCAGGGCCACCAGCAGGGCCACCAGCAGATCCACCAACTGCTCCACCAGCAGATCCTCCATATATACCACCAATTGTATTGCCACCATCAACTTGGAAAAGTTTAGGCGTACATACTTTGGTCAGAACTCCAGATGGACTAGTTGCTGCTGGAAGTTTAAAAGTTGGCGATGTTTTGATTTCAGCAAATATTGAGGGAGTACCATATTTGTCTACTCCAGAATCTTATCAAAGTATTTACAATTGGACAGAAACTAATCCACAAATTGAATATACTACAACAAACGTTGTTATGATTCATCAAAAAATGGGAGATACAGTTGTAGCTATAAATGGAGATATTTTTTCACAATACCACTACATTTTAATAAAAAGAGATGGTCTTGCAAGATTTATAGCAACTGCTGATATTGTAAATACCGATGAAATTTATAGTTATGCTTCAAGTTCATTTGAGCCAATAACAATGCTGCAATCAGTTCCAGTTTCACATGAAATTGTATCAATTGACTGTGAGCCTTACGATATATTCTTTACTCAAGAAATGCTTGTTCACGACTCGGTTTCGATATAAAATGTTTAAAAAAAAAATAAGTTCAAATTTATTTTTAGATAAATATCCAGAAAAATTAAATAGTTATTGGATTCAAATAACTGAGCTTAAAAACAACAATATTATAAAATATTGTGTTGCATTTTATAAAAATAAAAAATATCCTTCTGGAACAATAATTGTTTCTAATTATATCTCAAATGATTATCCAGACCTTTATTTAACAATAGATAAAAATTTATTAGCAAATCGTGTTTATACAAGTCCAGAGCTTAGACCATCTGGCGCATGGAAGTGGATAGGAGTAATAACACGTTTATTCTTTTACAACAATATGGGGCAACAAAAAATTGACGTTCCTTCTAAAAGAAGTTTTATTGCAGATATTGCTTATAATAATACAAAAAAAATTTTAAAAGAAAAACATATATATAAAAAAAATGAGGTTAAAAAAATTTTTGAATTGACAGAACCTCCAAGAGATTTTTTATATCCTGCCGTGTGGTATAATAAAAGAATAAAAAGGATATTAAGCAATGAAAATAGTTAAGTATTTAAACAATATAGTTTATGTTGAAAATGTTGTTAAAGACATAGACTTTTCTTCAATTTCTTACGAGCTTAAAAACGTCCTTTTGGGCCAAGACAATATTTATGAAGCCGACATAGATCTTGCAAAAAATGATACAAATTTAAAATCAAAAACATTTTTTTATAAAGCTGTTTTTAAAGCAATGTACAGCTATCTTAGAGAACTTGAAATAAAATCACCATTGAACTTGTGGATGAAATTTGAAAATCATTTTGTTCAAGTCCCAGGAACAGAAGACCCACAAATGAAACAAAGGTGTGCAGCTTTTGAAAAAGACTGCTATGTTGTTTTATTTTGTTTAAATACAATAAATAACGGCGGATTTATTAGCTTGCCACATCAAAATTTTTCAATACAGCTAAAAGAAAATACAATGCTTATATTTCCAAGTGGGAAAGAATATGAATATGTTATTCAAAAAATTGGAGGATCTGCAAATAGAAGTTTTATAGAAATGGTTGTAGGATGAAAGAATTTAAAATTGAAAAAGTTTTTGAACAAGACTATTTTAATGAAATACAAAATTATTTTAAAAATCATTTCTTTTTAAAAAATGCTGAGTATGATTTTTATAACAGCAAAAGAATAGACTCATTTGACGATCAAGTTCTTCAAGAAATTTTAAACAAATTGCATGAGCCAGCAAAAATATGGTTCAACAATAAAAACATAGTTCCAACGTATGCAATATTTTCAGAGTACTCTGGAAAACAAGCGCATTTAAATCCACATGTTGACTCTGGTCCATGCACCTATACTTTAGACATAGGTCTTTATCACAATGAGCCTTGGCCATTAATAATTGAAGGAAAAGAATATCTTTTTTTAGAAAATGAAGCTATTGGTTTTTATGCAAATGATCAACAGCATTGGAAACCAGAATTTCCTGATCCTGAAA